GTCAATTTGGTGGATGGCCCCGCTGGCACTCACTGCATACAAATTGTTAAGACCGCCGCTGGATGCTGTAACGAACCCAAGAATGTCCCATCCAACCTCACTGATTGTATCAATGCTTTCCCAGCCTTGGTTTAGGAAGTTGTAGACTAGGATAGTGCTGTTGGACGTGTTTGCATCCAAACAAACCGCAAGGTAATAGCGGTTGTTGTAGTAGGCGCCAACGGCCTTGTAAGCGTAGTCGCGGTTAATCCGGTTGATAGTGGCCTGAATGGGCTCCGAAAGCGGAACGCCGGCACCGCGCAGGTTGTAAAGGTCGCCGAAGTTGGCCGAATAGACGCCGTTGTCCGAAAGGAACAGCACTTGGTTGCCAACCTGAACGATGGATTTGCGAGCAACGCAACCAACCTCGGATGTAATGAGCCTTACAGTGACATCAGCAATCGACCCGCTGACGCCAGACAGAAGGTGAATCGAGTTCCGATTGAACGCCAAAAGGTTGTCCTCAGCGAAAGGCTCAAGAGCCACAACGTAGTCCGCAGTTCCGGCGGTGATACGGAATTGATTTTGAAGCCTATCATAGGTGTCGCTATCGAGGATGTCGGAGGCGATGATTTCGTCCGATACGTTGCGTGCCGTTATGGTCGGCGAGGCTCCCGAGCTGCCGGCCATCGTGTAGGCATACGGCACCCACAAGCGGCGCTGATGGTAGGTGCCCCAAGCGGGAGCGGGCATGTGGGTGTAACCCGTGCCTACGCTGACCTTCTTGGAAAAGACAACGGCATGGCTGCTCATGTCGGCAACCTGCGCGTAGAACGTAAACGTGCCCGACGTTGGCACCGTGGCAATCGTGTAACCACCGTCGTTCTCCGTGAGCGTAGAGGAGCCATTTTCTACGACGTAAATCTTGTCGCCAACCGAAAGGCCGTGCGCGGCTTCGGTGACAGTGACAACACCGTCGGCAATCACCGTGTTACTAGAGGAGTTGTAGTAGGTCGGCTGGGTGTATGCGCCGTTGGCTACGCGAGTAAATGCTGGCGAACCGGAAAGTGTTCCATTCCACTCCAACGCCGTGCTACCGCCTATGAACATGATAACGCGGTCAAAACACTGGAGGAGTTCAACGTCGGACGTGATGGTTACGCCGGACGGGTATGCTATCGTTGTGGATGTGCCGTCCAAAACGCTGAATGCTATGGCGTTAAAGTTTGTAGCCCTGATGATGTATTCTTTGTTCTCGTCCGACGGGTTGGAGAAACGGCAGTAGCCATAGACTCCGTTTGTCTGGGTCCCGCTTAGTTTTGCACCCTGAACCGTGCCTGTCCCACCGTAGGTTTCGCTTCCGCTGGCACCTGCAATTTGAAACGTAAACGTGTCGATGTCGGTTACGGTTACAACGCGGTTGCCGTTGGGGTCTACGCTTCCGGTAAGGCCGGAAATGCAGGCTAGCGTGTTGCTGGCAAGGCAATGCGGCGTAAGCGTATTTACGGTAACGGTCGTGGTAGAGCGAGTGGCACTGTCAATCGAAACCGGATAAGACACGGTAATCGTCCCGCCATCCCACTGAAATTCGGTTTCGGCCGGAGCACCCGACGCCGAGCCCGGCATTGTCGTTGATATGACCAAGGAGCCCGAAGTTGTTCCCGAGTGGGCGGTGTAAGCCCCGTTTATGTCCCAAGGATAAGTTCCCGCAGATGCGCCAGTCTGAGTGAATCCACTAAGCGTTACCGACTGCGACGCTTCAACGTCAAGGTCGGCATCAAACGTAAAGGTTACATCCGCAAAAGCATCGACGCCATCGTGGAAGTAAAAACCGGTAACTCCAACGGCCCTATCCCCAACAAGGCGCCATGTCGCCGGAGAGGTCAGGCGAATTGCAAGTGTGTTGGCCGTAAGTGTCCCACCCTTGGCACTAATTCCCTTTCTGGTTTGCCAAGAGCCGTCTATGTCCATTCGGCCATTTACCGACTCGCTCACTTCGCCCGGCTTGAGCTGATCCCCACGAAGTCGGTTGTTTACGCGATAGAAACCGTTGTCTCCGGTCGTTACAACGGAGCTATCAAGCGGACCAACTGGATTGGTAGATGGCATTAGTCCTTAAACTTGCCGGTCTTCTTCACGATCTTGGCGTCCATGCGCCACTTCCAAATTACGTATCCCGCTCCAACCAGAGCGCCAAAGATGCCGGCGAGTTGGTGAACTTCCGACAGGGTGATGGTTGCGAACGCCGGGAAACACCCGGTTAAAACGTCCTCAATGCGCGTTTTAAGGCTCATGGTTACTGATAAACGTAGCGGATTCTAACAATGCCGCTGCCGCCGGCTCCGCCATAGCCAGAAGTCCCGCCGGCACCACCATTACCCGTGTTTGCAGTTCCAGCCGTGCCAGCGCCGGTTCCGCCTGAAATACCGTTGCCGCCCGCAGCAAAGGTGCCCGTTCCAATGTCAGCCGCACGCCCCGCCCCACCCGTGCCCCCGTTGCCAGCCGCCCCCGCACCGCCGCCACCACCGTCGTTACCGGCAGAAAGCCAGTTTCCGCCCGCAAACCCGTAGCCGCCGCTTGCGCTCGTCGGTTGTAGCCCCGGAGCCCCGCCCGTATCGCGTCCGCCGCCGCCGCAACCACCTGCCGCGTTCTCAGCACCGCCACCAATGGCTACAAGCGTCGAGAAAACCGAATTGGAGCCGTTTTGACCGGGACTGGAGCCGCCAGCACCCACCGTGACAGAAAACGAGCCTTTTGCGACGGAAAGGGCCGAGGAATAGACGTAGCCGCCACCGCCACCGCCCGCATACGACCCCGCACCGCCACCACCCACCACCATAACCTGAGCGGTAGCGCCGGAAGGTGCGTTCGTTATCGTAAACGTCCCCGAGGACGTAAACTCATGGGTCTTGTAGTTGCCGGACGTGCTCGTAGTGCCTCCGGTAGCGATAATGAACTGGCTAGCCGCCCCCGACGAGGAGCTGAATCCACGGGCCGAAGCCGCTGCGAACGTGCAAAGAACAGGCATGGCTTACTTCTTGCCCTGGTGGCGGACGCCCAGCCAAAAATAGATGCAGGCAAACGCAACCGCCACGATTTCGGGCTGCAACGGACCAGCCACCGACGCCGGCAGGTTGAAGATGTAGAAAGCCGCCCAAATGACCAGCGCGGGGCGGATAATGCGGGTCAGGGCCTCAACGATGGTAAAAAGACCGTGCATCCACGACGATGCCGTTTCCGGCGGGGTGTAACCGCTGCTGATGGACGCTTCCTGTGCCTTCGTGAAGGCTTGCAGTTCGCCTATGGCGATGTCGCGTTCCTTAATCGCCGTCAGCTCGGCGATGCGGCGCTTGCTCGCCGACCATTCCTTGGCTTCCGACGCGAACGTGCCTAGAAGTTGGGTAATACCACCCAACACAGTTCCGCCAGCCGCCGATGCAAGAAAGGAGAGAAGTCCCATGTTACCAGCGGACGAAGTAAATTGAGGCACGCTCCGCCGCAGAGAGCGTGACCAACGAGCCGGTTTGCGGCTCAACGCAAAGAAGACCGACCTCGGTTGCCGCAGCTACGATGGCGTGACCGACATTGGCCGGAGCACCATCGGGGCGATACCAAACCTCCGCCAAGGCCAAAGCCTGCGGAGCCGTAGAACTGTGCCACTGCTCAACCGCATACCTAACCTGCGCCAACCCAATCCAAAGCCCAGCAAAGCGGTTGCAGTCGAATTTACGATCCCACCTCGCCGGCATACCCGCCCGATGGGTTGCAGCCGCAAATTCCTCGTGAAGACCCGGAATCGCGCTGGATCGGACGCGGGCGTAACTCTCATCGCCCCTGACGCCAAGCAACGGAAGCTCATTTGCCTTGAGGCTTCCTGCGGCCGGGCTGGAAACCGGCTCCTGCTTGGAGCAGGAAGCAAGCGCCAGCGCGACCAGCGCAATGACTGGCGCTGCGAATCGCATTAGAGAGGATACAGCCCGAGGTTGGTTGCGACGCTCTGCAAAACGTAAGCATCATCGCCGGTCCAAGCCTCGTATTGCTCCGGCGTGAGGGAGGCAAGCAGGTTGGCCGAAACGGGCTCGTTGGCTGCGTTCTTCAACACCACCACAACCTTCAGGCCAACACCAAGCTCAACCTGCGCATTGACGCCCTCCAGCTTTACGGCCGGGCCATTGAAACAAGAAACGGGTTCGATGTTGATAGTCATGTTACCAAGTGGCGATTGCGACGCGCTTCCATGTGTTTGTTGCCGTGCAGACGTAGATGTAGGAGGCGTCCCAGCAAATTGTGCCAGCGGTGCCGGAAGCGGCGGCAGAGGCCGGCGTTTGGCTGTTGGTAATGCGGAATGCGTTGGACGACGCGGCGGCAACGATGGGGACGTTTTCAACCTGAAACACCGACGCTGTAAGCGTAACGTAGTTGCCGTTTGCGATACGTAGCCGAACCGTGCCACCACTGGCAGCGTTTACGTGCGTGTATGATGCAACACCCGTTATCGCGTAATTGGTCGTTGATGGGCTTGCTTGCCGGAACCAAACTCCGGCTTCTCCAGACGAAGCCGTCCCTGAGAGCAAAATTGTCGAAGCGGCATCGGACGCCGGAACAAGCGTCATATCGCCACCGAAGAAGCTCTTCAGGCCAACACCAAGGCCACCCGCCAGCGCAACAGACGCCGAACTGGTAGACGTTGCATCCGTTACACTCGTAGTAGTAAGCGTGGTAAACCGGCCTGTGCCGGCGGTTGTAGCACCGATATTCGTGCCGTTGATGCTGCCTCCGGTGATGGCAACCGAGCTGCCAACCGCGCCCGGCGGGCTAAGCAGAAGTGTTTTGAAAACGTCCATGCTTAGAGGAAATTGAGCTGCTGAACCTCAACCACGACATCCGTGCTCGCCGTGCGAATGGCACGCGCCGAATTGAACATCTGGCGGGTCCAGTAGGCCGGCGTTCCATCAACGTAGAGATACCCTCTTGTGCTGGTAGCCGCCGTAACCCCGTCAAACGTCACGCGGGCGTTGGCGTTATTGAACTGCACCAGAACGTGCGTCGTATCCGTAGCCAGCGTGAGGCTGGCGCTAAGGGCGGCAGACGAAGAACCCACCGTGATTTGAGTGTGGGTGGTCCCGCTCTGCGGGATAGCCTGCGAGGGCGTGTTGACAATGCGAGCGTTAGCCATGTTCAGCGGGATTGGGCGGTGTGGTGGCTACGAATACGCATCCCCGCATTGCGGTTGTTGCTCTGCGCCATAGCCGAGCGCAATTCTAGCAGAAGGACTTGCTCCGCATTGGCATCTTCAACCTGCGCCTTGGCGTGCTGTTCGTCGTAGCGAAGGAAGTCGGCATACGCCCCATAGGACGCATACTTGCTGAACTCAATCGGGATGGACGTGTTGGTCGTGCTGTTGAACGGGCCGTCCAGCCGCTTCTTGTAGTCAACGTAGAAGGTGGTGGCACTCTCGTAGTCGCCGATAACCTTGGCCCCGTCCACCGTCACCGTAAAGTCGTATTCCTGAACCGAGTTTACCGAGTAAGGAGCCTCGGCATACACCCGAAGGAACGTATCAATGTTGCTGAGGGTTTCCTGCGTGAACGGAATAACCCCATCCGTAGCGGCACGGGCCTCCCCGAGCTTGAGGTAGCGCGGCCAACGCTCGAACCGACGGTAAGCATCGTAAATGCGCCGGTTGATGAAGCTGTTTACCAGCGTGTCCTCTTCGCTCGTAAACGACGTGTTACCCGACAGGGCCTTAACCAGCGTGTAGACGTTTGTGTATGTCTCGGTTTCCATGTCAGACCCGATTGGGGCTCAAGTGCGGGTAGAGCTTCTGGAAGGTGCGCAGGAAGTCCTTGCTGTTCACTTCCTCATGCCCGTATTTCTTCACCATGCGCAGGTAGTCACCCTGATCCCAAACTGCCACGCATTTGCCCAACCCCTTGACCGACCTATGCCCCTTGAACGTCTGCGCCTCAAGCGCGGCCTGATTGTCACGAAACTCCTCACGCGCTTTGAGCAACTGATGCCCCGTTTTGAGTTCCTTGAAAATGGCCCGGTCAATCTCGCCGTCGCTGTAACGCGGCAATGCGGTGATGATTTGCATGAAAAAAGAAAAGGGGAGGAGCTTTCGCTCCTCCCCCCCATACTAGCACAACGGGTTGCTAGTTAGGCGGCGGAACCAAGATCGGCAATGCGAAGGCCGATAATCCACTCACCGGCCGTCAGGTTCGCCACGGTGCCGTTAAGCTCCATGTAAACCGATTTGGCGGTGCTGGCGTTGTTGATGTAGCCGTTCACGACGTTCACGGTAGTCGCCGAACCGGAATCGGTGCCGACAAACGCATCACCCGTGTTAAACGATGCGTAGGTCAGGGCATCCAAATCGAGGTTGTCAATGAACTCGTCAGGGTCGGCAGCGGTGACACCAACGTCAAGCGTCAGGTCAGACGTGCCGGCTTCGGCGGTCAGGTTGATGACTTCGCAGCGATCAACGATGCCGCCCGGAGGGACGGAGGCGATGATCTTCTGGTTGGCGGCGCCGAGGGTCGAGAGAAAACCCGTGGTTTGAAGATCGAGGTAATCGAACTTGAAAACGTGGGTGAACCCCTTGGCGACTTCGGGATTGGTAAGAGCGGGCATGTTGGTTAGTCCTTGGTTAAGGTTTAGCTGAGGACCGTGATCTTGCCGTGGGCGGCCGGATGGGAAACGCGGAGCGTGCCGGTCCAGTCAACCCAGCCGCGACGACCGCCACCTTCATTCATGCCGGCAGTAACACCAATCGGAATGAGTTCCGCGACCGAGTATTTGCTCGGATTGATGATGTAGCCAGTGTCCTTATTGGTGGTGTCCGGCGCGCAGTCCGGGTTCATGTTGACGATGGACACAATGCCGTGGTCCGAATCATACTGCGACACCTTGAGGGTAATCGTAGCGTCCGAGCTGGAGGCATTGAAGGTGCGGTAAGCACCCGAGGTCGTGTCCGCACGGGCGAAGTCGGAGATAACCCGACGAAGCGCCGTATCGGCAAGCAGGGTGAGGTTCTGCGCCTCGCCGGACGTGCGATAGATCGACGTGATGAGGTTGTTGAGAACGGTCTCGCTGAACGTGCCGGAAGCATGGATGCTGCCGGACGGGGTGCGATAGGCCGCAGGAACGTCGGACGGGCCGGCGCTGTCAATCCAATCGCCGAAGCCGCGCAGGGTGGACGCGGTGCCGGCGCCATCGGGAGCCGCACGGTCTTGGGTGCCAAGCAGGGTGGCTTCGATGTCGCGTTTCAGCTCCATCGTCGCCTTCATCTGCGCACGGGCAATGTCCTGCGGACCAACCGAGGTGACGGCTTCCTGAATGTCGGAAACCATGTAGCTCCGGCGGAGCTTGTGGACGTAGTTGCCGACACGGGCGACGTTCTCAAACGCATCCGTGAAGTCCTGAACGTCCGAGCCTTCGGAAACCGCCGTGGTGGACGGACTGGAGAGCTTGTCAAGGCCCCACTCCACAAAGGTGGCGATCGCCTTGATCTTGGAAGCGGTGGAGTAGAACGGGGTCTGCTCAGGAGCCAGCATCTCGACGGAATCGAGAAGCTGCTCGCGGTTCAGCGCGGCGGAGCCGGGCGAAGTGGTATCGTAACTGTTACTGAAGGCCATGTTGGCTTATTTTCGTGATGCTAGCTTTGCTGCTTGGAGCTTTACCCAAACCTCGGGGTCACCTGTCTTCCTAAAACGACTATCCAAGTCTTTGAGGAACGCTTCCGACTTGGCATCCACGCGGGCGGAGGGAGCCGCTTGCGTGCGCGCCGGAGACGGGGGCGTAATCTTCATGGACGGGGACTCTTGCGGAATCACCTTGCGAACGCCATACATGCTGTTCGCCGCGTGGGCGAAAAGGTAGTCCAGCGCCGCCTCGGCCTCGGGAACCAGCTTGCGGATTTTCTCCACTACCGGACCCGAACGAAGCGTTTCAAACTGCTTCCGCGTGTCATTGTCCGTGCCTTCGAGCCAAGCCAACTCTTTGCGCATCTGCTCGTCCAATTGAGCCTTGAGGGCCTTGCGACCATCACGCTCTTTCAACTCCTGCATCTGGGCAGGGATAAACGAATCACGCGCCTTCTTGGCCTCCAAAAGAGCCTTACGCAGTTCGACCTTGGTGTAATCTCTGCCGTTGATATTGGCAGCAATGTCATTTACCGACAGGTCGGAAGCCTCGAAAAGTTTCTCTTCCAACACCTCCACGGCTTGTGCCGCTTCCCGCTGTTTGGAACTGAGTTCCTCCAGCGTGGTAACGTCCGCGTATGGGTTGTTTTCGACTTTTGGCGTAGCTTGCGTTTTCTCCGCACGCATCCGCTCAACCTCGGCAGCAAGTGCAGCGGCTTTTTCCTCTGCCTGCTTTCGTTTAGCAGTCAGTTCCCCATAACGGGCAACCGCGCCACTACCGAGTTTCTTGGCCAACTCGTCCAGCTCTTGCTCGGACAAATTCCCCAAATCCAACTTGGAAAGAACGTCTTTCCGTGTGTCCTTGGGCTGTTCCGGCGAGGCTTGCTCCAATTCGGGCGTGTTTTCGGCCTCGGGAACCGTCGGGACTTCGGGGGCTGTCTCAGCCGGTTGCTCGCTCGTTGCAGGTTGCGTTTGTGACGCTTCCTCCTTCTTGCCAGTCAGGCTGGCTACGCGACGCTGGAGAAAGAACTTCTCAGCATCCATAGGCTTCGTTTCCACCGTATTTGTAGAGCCCCCGGCGTCGGGCATAGGTTTGGTATCGGTCATTGAATCACCGGATTAACGCCCCGGAGAAAGCTGACCGCATACTAGCACCCCTTATTGCATAACCGACTTAAACACCTTCAAGATACGGTCCGAGGCAATAAGCTCACCCGAAATCTGCTGAACTTGATCGGTGTTTGCCCGATAGAGTTCGGACAACGAAGCCTCTTTCTGCTGCTCGACAAACTCAACAATCACTTGGAAGTTTTCGTTGTGCTCCAACGCCTTTACAGCCTGCTCAAGTGTCGGCTTCTTCATTGCTGGATTCCTTGGGTTTGCATACCGCCAACCTGCGCCGGAGCCGTGCCTAGTTTGCCAATTTGGGCATTCTGCGCCTGCTGTATCTGGAACTGATACTGCTCTTGGTATTTGACCAGCCGCTTGTAGAACGCCTCGTCGGCGCTAAGGCGCTGCGACACGTCGGGCTGCTGGACATACTGTTGAATAACTTGCATGGCTATTTGTGCTCCGTTCGGGCGTGCGCCCATTTCCATGCCCGCGTAAATCTTGCTGAGATCGTCCATCACATCGCGCGTAACCTCTTCCGTAGCGGTCTTGGCGGGGCGAAGGACGGCATCGGCAACCGTCGGGCTAATCATGGAGGCAATGCTGCCAAGCAACAGGTCCATGTCAATACGCCCGTTAGCGTCTAGCTGCCGCAAGCTGACGAACTGCTGGAGAATCTTCTCCATGTTCTCCGGGTCGTTCATCAGCACGTCGAACTCAATGCTAATGTCGTAGTTCTCGTCGGCACTACCCTTCGTCATCGTCTGGCCCTCGCCCTTGCCCGTGACGCGGAAGAACACGGATTCCGGTCCGAACCGCTGATAGCACTTGAAGGCGAGCTTGATGACATCCCGGACGTGCTCCAAGAACTTGTTCACGAAGAACTGTTGACGCTGAGGAGCCAGCGGATTCTCGTGATCGAGGCCCATCACCTTGTTGGCCTCCATCAGCATCGTGTTCTCAATTTCGATGGAACCCGGATTGAACGGCGGGGTCGGGGCGAAGCTGATTTCGTTCTGCCGGCGATAGGGGATGATGGAACGCGGACCCCACTCCTTCGGCTCGGAGCCAACTGGGCAAAGCAACGGAGGCACCGTAGAAAGGCTGTTACGGTCAATTCGGCTGTCACGCTCGGCCTTCACCGTCATTTGCAGCCCGCGTAGCCGCTCGGGCACGGAAGCGCCCTCGTAGAGCCGCTGGGACTCTTCCCCGAGCTTCGTAACCACCACGGGGTAGTCATCAAAGCCGTTCATCAGGGAATGCTTGGCAAACACCTCGCGCCCCCCGTATTCAACCGCCAACGGGCAGAAAATGGTTTCGTAGATGCCCTCGGCGCCGTCTTCGTCAATGAGCCGCTGGTAGGCGTAAACCACGTCAACCAGCTTGTTCGTCAGTCCGCCCTCGCGAATGAGGTTGCGGTTGTTGATGGCGTCGCCCGTCCGGTAGTCCTTGCCGAGCGCCATTTTCAGAACCGCCTCGGCCCACTCTTCGTCCCAACCCAGCGTAGCCACCGCGTTTTCAATTGCCTGCGGCGTCATCTTGCGCAGCCGGAAGCAATGCGGGGCCGACTGCGGATCGCGCGTGTAGTTCGGGAAAATGAGGTCTTGGTCCGGCGACATGCTCTCCACGCAGGGGCAGTCCACGGAGTTGCGGCTAACCGGAATACGGGCTTTGCCGGTCTTGCGAAGGTCTTTCAGCGCAACCTTCATGCGCTTGGCGAACTTCTTGTCGTCAATCTTGCCGAAGAACTGGCTGAAGATGGCGAGGATTTCCTCCTCCTTGTCCTTCTCCATGATGGCGCGGGCAAGGTCGGGGCTGGCAGCCGCAATTTGCTCCAGCGTCACGTCTTGCAGGTAGGTGCGCTTCTCTTGAAGCCATCCTACATGCGTAATCATGATGCCCTTGGTGAGAAGGTCGTTCGCACCAAGCTCCATCTGCCGGCGAAACTCGGGGATGTAACTCGCCACCATCCACCGCAAAAACGCCGACACCGTAGCCGAACGCTCAATGTCGTCAAAGCCCACCGGATTTGCCCGGATGTTCGCCCGCTGGAGGGCGTTCATAAACAGGGCGATGTAGGTGTTAATCGCGTTGTCCGACAGGAAAACTTCCGTATCCGACGCATCCGTCCACGGGAATGCATCGGCACCCTTTTTGCGCAAGTCCTCCGACTTGCCGGCCCAAATGTTGTGTCGGGTGTCGAAGCTGGTCTTGGCTGCCTGCTGATACGTCGCAAGCCCTGTTACCGTGTCGTCATACGCCTTCTTCAAAAGCGCAACGCTCGGCGTTTCGCTCGTGTAAAGAAGTTCCACGTCGTTCTTGTCGTCCATACTTAGTTTTCAGCTTGCCGATAATCAGGTGAATGGTTTTAGGCCCAAGCCCGGTCTTCTCCTGAAGCTCCGGCAACCCCATTGGATAGTAGCACGAAGTAAGGCAACGGGTAAGGATTTCAAAAGCCACAAGCCGCTCGTGATGCTCGAAAAGCTCACGATTGGTCATCTTGCCGTCAAAGCGGTCTTCAGCGGGTAAGTTTTCCGATAGCTTCATGTCGGTAGGTGATGCCGTTGGAGTCCTGGATAACGTCTGCGTTGATGAGCTTGCCAAGCAGGCGGTCGGGGTGAAGGCGGCTGGGGATGAACACCGGAACCCGATGGCTGTTTTTGCCAAGGGTGATACCCCAAACCCAACGCTTGTTCGGAGCCTTGCCGATAATGCGCACCTTCACCCGCTCCGGCACCGCCAGCGGGATTTCGTGGGCCAGCCGCACCTTGTCCGCCCCCTTTTCCGTGAACCAAGAGCCTTCCTTGTCCTTGAACCAGTCCTCGCCCTCAATGCACTTGTGCTTCCGAATTTTGGACAGCTCAAGCCGGTTGAGCCGAAGTTCCTGCCGCAAGTCCTCGAATTTTATGTTAGCCATGCTTAGTATCCTCGTTTGCCCGTGATGACACGGGGCTTTTGATCGCCGATGTGGTAAATTCCCGTAAGTGCCGCGTAGCGAAGCACATCCACACCGTCTTTAGTTGCTTCCTCATAGCCTCCTTCGCCGGTGTAAAGCTGCAAGCAGGATATGGTGTTTTCGCACTCGCTGCTGATGTAAAAGTGGGGACGGTTTGTGGCATCTAGCCGCTTGCGACGGTCGTAGGCCATCTTCGTCTGCAACGCCTGCAACCCATCCTCAATGTCCAAGGCCGGAGCTGGCAGGAAAATCAGGTCTTGGTCGGCAAGGTCTTCGATGATGGAGGAAGCACCGCTTTCCTTCATGTATTTTGTCTGCCCCAGCCGAGGGTCAATGATTCGCTCGTGAATCACTTCGTTGGGCAGGTTTTCCAGCGAACGAATCAGTGCCGCATACTCACCGATGCCGTAACCACGTCCTCGCGCGCCGGGCCCCGCAACCATCTGCCCGTTTTTCTCCACCGCCCACTCCCCAACGTCCACACCCGGCCATTCCCGGTAAACCCAAAACGTTCCGGTCTCGTCCACGGCAATCCAAACCATGAACCAGTTCTTACGTCCCGCCGGATCAAGCACCATGTAGCGGGTAACGCCCTTGGTGGGTATGTCCGACGGCTTAACCACGTTCACTTCCGTTGAAAAGCAGGGGAAAGGCGTCTCAAACATCGCCGTAGGCACCCCATAGGCTGCCGTCAGCGTGTAATCGGGGTCCGCCTTGCTCTTGCACGTCTCAACAATGGTTTGGTAGCCGCTCCAAGGGTTGTCCTTGCTGTGAAAGTAGATGATGGCCGTGTTACGACTCTCGTTTTTCTGGATGTAGGGCACTTCGCAGTCCTTGCGGCCATGCAAAACCCGCATCAACTCCGCATCCCGCTTCTCCACCGTTTCACAACCCTTCAGAAAATACTTTACCGTCTCCGTAATGCCGTCCTTTGGGGTGAAGGTGATGAGCAATTTAGCGTTACGGGTAGCCAGACGCAGGTAAAGGCGGTCAACCAACTCCATTCCCAGCAAATACTCGTCCAGCCACGCCCCGATGTTGATCCACTGGGCATCCCTGGACCCCAACTCCATGCCCTCAAGGATGGATTGGTTCTGCTGGAACTGGGTGTAGAACTTGAAGACGATTCGGGAACCGTTCGGAAGCACCAAAGCATTGCCCGTAAAGCCGTTTTGGCTGCTGTAACTGATGTGAGTGACGCTTTCCGTCCGTTTGACCTTTAATTCAGCCGGAAGGGCTAGGTAAATGGCCGGCTGCTGAACCAGCAAAGACGTTTCTTCCGTCTGGCTAAAACAGTAAATCAGGCTTCCGGGGTTTTC